AAAATTGTATCATACCTTTGGATATACTTATGATTAGAAATAATGTTATTGTAAACATCCACTACAACTGTGAACCATGTCAAGGTAATGATTGTCCTTCTTATTGTGGTAATGGTAATATTGTATTAGAATTGGAAGGTGGTACTTGTGAAGAGTTAGATATTGAACCCGGTGATTCTGTGGAATATATTTTGAATTAGGCTTGAAAACTCTTGATGAAGAATTTACTCTTATTGAATTTTTTGTAAACAAACGATGGTTTTTCTGGTATACCATATCCAAACCCTATGTCTAAGGTTGTTCCGACTTTAACATCTGTAATCCCTCCAGCATTTGCAACATCAACCGCATATGTTGCACAGTTTGAATCACCACCCCCAACAATATCAAGAAAATTGTACTTTCTTGGTTTAGCAGCCTCACTCATAGCCATTTTTTCATTAGGTAATGAAAGAAGACTCACTAACATATCAAGTTTAGGTCCGTCTCGATAAGTTTTAGTTTTACATAGTTTGGCAACTTCTTCGGGATTTATTAAAAACTTTTTTGCATCAAACTTGGCGATTCTACCCATTGAAGTTTGTAAAACTTTACCAACACCTTTGTCATCATAAGGACCGAATTCGAAAAGATTAACATTACCGTCTTTGTTGATAATGATACATCCCCCATGTCCTGTTGCATATATCTTTATTTGTTTACCCTTTTGTTCATTAATACCTAACATGTCTTCAATCCACTCGGCATCTCTACCTACTTTCTGTAAAATACGGGTTAAGAATGAATCTTCCACACTTGGTCTGTACTTAGGAAATGCAAAAAACATAAAATAACCACTATCCGATGAAGTTAGTTTTGGTGTAGTGGTTTTTATTGGTATTCCTTTAAATTGTTGTTCCGTAATTTCAGTTTCTTGCTCTGATTGTGAAATTTTTTCTTTCAAAACTTTTTGAAATTCTGATGCAATCATTTTGGTAAACTTAACGTAAGGAGCATCATCCTTCTCTGGATCGTATCTATATTGACCTTGTGGTGGTCTTTTAGATCTTCCTAAGTAATTCAAACCTGATATGTTAGTAATACACTTGTGTCCACCTGAATTTGCTTGAATCAAATCCCAAGCATTAATTCCTATTTGATCTAACATTTGTCTGTGTTCTTCAGATAAGTCTTTGAATGGTGTTTCCATCATTTCTTTTATATGGTTCAGGAGTTGTTCTCCGTTGTCCATATACATAAACTTCTCACCGTATAAAGCATCGAAATCCTTAAATGTAAATCCAACACTCTCTGGTCCCACCGCAGTCTCACTAACCCATTTTATCGTTGATAATGGTATTGTTTTAGTTTTTAACTGACCTTCCCATTTACTTAATACTTCTTGCGCAATTTCCCCCAAATTAACCCCTTTGAGTTTTCTTTCTTTTTTGAATGGATTACAAGATGCTTGAACAAGTCCCATCGGCCACGCCATAATGAGAAAGTCTGCCTCAGGATTATTTCTGAATGGGGTATACCTGTCATAAGATCCAGGCTTGTACATACTACCTCCACCGTATTGGAATATAATGTTGTCCGACACTGTCGGAAAGTCCTTCATTTGTTGTGCGTAATCTTCTGCATTTTTTTGTAATTCTTCAGGATTTGCTGCATTGTTGTTTTTCATCCACTCTTTAATGTTATTCAAAATTGATAACAAAGATGGTTCTGAATTTAAAACAAGCGACTCAAGAAATCCTGGTTTGTTTTTAAAGGCTAATAATAATTTGTTAATAACCAACCCTAATAACATTTTGTTCTTTTGTAATGATTTTTCTTTGTCAACTCTGAATAGGTAATTGACAACGTCTGTTGGGCTAAGGTCGTACTTGGCGAAATCTGCAGAGTCTACTGTACTAATCAACAAGACATCTGAAGTTGGAAATATATCTTTTGGTGAAACTACTTGGGAGATTGTTTCTACATTTGATCTTGAAGATCTAAACGAGGTAGATTTTGTGTCCTGAGCCCCGGCTTGTCTATCATGGTGGTCTGTGTGAATCACAAACATTGGTTTACCGTGAGCGAAGTCAACAAGAACTGGCATTGTATCACCTGATGCATCGTTCTTTTTAACTGCAAATTCTTTTTCACCATATTGAATTACCTGTGCACCAACAACGTCAATACCATTATCTTCAAGGTACTCCTTCATTGCAATTGCTGTTGTAACCCCATCAAGGTCTTGATGGAAATAGATTTCGGCTTTAGGGTATCTTTTCCTCAAAGCTGAAATATCTCTTATACCCGATTCAGTAATTAATTTACTCATTACTTGGTAATAAAAATTTCAACTTTCTTTTTAGTTTTCGGATCGAAACCAAACATTTTTTTCCCATCATTTCCCATTTCAAACATAAACTTCCCAATCGGTAACGTTGTTTTTACAAATGCAGATTGTTTTCTACCAGATTCAGTTCTAACCCTTAAAATCTTTTTACCTCGATATAAGAAGATTTCTGCCTCCGCATTTTGGCCTGGATTAACAATTGAAATTGTCGCCATTGGTTGTTTCCAATCATTGTGAACTTTTGTCCCCATTGATTGTTCTTGAATAACTCTCTTTACAATATTTTTTAAATCAGACTCAGTAAGTCTTATAACTTTCTTTCCCATATATTAACTTTTCAGTGTTAGTAAGTATTTTAATTTATTTACCTGTTGTAACATCTCGTCTCTTAAATTGAGTAAGTCTGTATCATATCTACCATCTAGTTGATCTGTCATTGATACTAAAAATTCAACAATACCATCTACAAAATTTTGAAGATTTATTGACTTGATGTCTTGGAATGCAATGACAAACTCTTCAGGAAAACTAGGTCTTCCATATTTTCCCATCATAGCTTCAACAAATGCATCTATATGGTCTCCAAAAGAATCATATATGTCACCGTACGATCTGTGTTTGGCATCTCCGTATGTTTGCCAATGTAAAAACCTAAATTGGTTTTGTATCTGTATTAATTTTAAAACTATTTCTTCTTTCATATTATCTTGGACTTAAACTTGTTTGTATTAACCATGACAAAGGATCAAGTGTTGGTTTTGCACTTGGTTGTGATGCTGGTTGTGTTGCTGGTTGTGTTGGTGCCGCTTGTGAAGATCCACTTTGTCTATTTAAGAAGTTTTGTGCTTCTGCTTCAGAACCAAAATCTTCTTGTACGTATTGTTGAGCTTCGGGTGTGTTGTTATAATCCGTAATACTTTGTTCGAATTTAGAATCACCTAATTGTTTTTGTAATTCGTCAGGTCCAACAAAATTAGCTATACCTAAAAAATCAAGAAGACCTAAATACCATTTTGTCTTTCTCATTAAAGCCCTTACACTTCTATTTCTTCCCATCAATTGTGGCATACCACCCCAAAATGTTTTCCAAGAAAGTAACTTATTACCTGTTCTATATCCTGAAAACATACTAGGTGTACTCTTTGACAAATTAATTAATTCTTCTAATTTCTTAATCTGATCTGTTTTACTTAATCTTATAACTGCACCTGAACCCGCCTTTATTCCTTTAAATTGGGGTGCTAAATCAGCAGCTTTAGTTCTAATCGCTGTACCTCTACCCGCACCTTTGAATAATTGAATCCATTCTAAAATTGTATTCTTAAACCCTTTAAGTGGTCCTGCCGGCATAGCCTTAATAAGTTCTTCTAATTTTCCAGAAATCTTTGTCATACCTTTAACGAAAGTACCTATGATACCTCCTGAAGCAGACAATTTAGCTAATTCTTCAGCAGCATCTTTAGCTTTACCCGCCTTAGACAATTTCATTATACCATTTAGCGCTTTAGCTGATGGTTTTCCAAGTTTGAGTGCATACATTACAGGTTTTGCAACCACGTCACCCGCATAAGGTATTGCTGCAACCATTGAGAGGAATCCGAAAAGATACTCTCCTTGAGTTAAATAAATCACCCCATTGAGTGCATCAGCAATTCCTGTTGGGTCTATCCATCCTACGACATCTAATACCGTATTATACCACTTTTCGTTAAGGGTATTTGATTTTTCTTTGTTAATTACCTCTTGGATCTTTTTTTTCTTTTCAGGATATAAAACCTTCATGTATTCTAAAACGAAGATTCTTTCCTCCTTCGATGCCTGTTTCCACTTTGTTTTCAATGACTCGATAAGTTTTTCGTTTTTTAACTCCTCACTTATTCTGTCAAATTGTTTTTGACTTAATACTATATTTGGCATTTAAACATTTTCTTAATAAATATCCAAACTAATAAAAAAAAGGGTTCCTAAGAACCCTTTTCAAAATCTAATTCAGTTTGTTTCTTTTTATCAACAAACCCTTGTACTCTTTTTCTACCTATTTCGGCATAATTTTCCGATAATTCAATCCCCACCCATCTTCTGTCCAATATTTCTGCAGCAACACAAGTTGTTGCTGAACCTGCGAACGGATCCATAATCAAATCATTTCTGTACGAAAGTATTTTGATTGCTTTAGTCGGTATATCCATTGAGAACGTAGCCTTTGTCATTGATTTAGTGTCAGCAAAATAATTCCATTGTCCGTATACCAAGTCAATAAATTCCTTCTTTTGTTCTTCAGTATAGGTTTTCTTTTCCTTACCACCTTCTTGTTCAACCATAGTTGCTGTCCATTCAGGATCACCCTTAACTTTTTTGATATGATGTTTTTTGTATGCCAATATGATACACTCTTTTGGATTGTAGATATATGGTGCAGATGGTGACATCCAAGAACCCCAAGCAGTTGTTTTGCTTCTGTGAGGTGACTGTTCTTCCAAGTCAACAATACCATAAAAACCAAACCCAATACTTTTCATGATGTTCCAAAGTTCTGCCGCCATGAAAATTCTACCACCTTTATCCTGTCGATTTATTTCGTAAGGGATATTCAAAGCAATCCTACCATCATCTTTCAAAACTCTGTAAGCCTCTCTCAACCAATTATTGGAGAATACTTTATATTGATCAAACTCTAAATCATCTTCAAAGGTATCATAGTCAATCCCAACACCATACGGTGGTGAAGTAACAATGAGATCTACAGATTTCTCTGGCATCTCAGACATAATTTTAATACAATCACCATTTATTATGGTATTAACAATTTCTTCTATTTTCATAATTTTATTTTACTATTACTACATCTCCTTTCCAAATTACTTCATTAGCCAAACAACTCACATGATGTTTATCAACTTGTTCCGCCCTTATAGTATCCCAAACTTTATCTCGAGTTGTATGAACAGGTATTTCAAAAATAATGTTTGAGCAAAGGTGTTCCATGTCATCAACTATGATTCTCCAAAACATGTGATTATCATCACACAAGGTATTCCATCTCACTTTAACATCTATCATAATTTTCCCTCTTGTTTTAATTGTTCCCTAATTTTAGTTGCAGATATTTCACTGACTTCTTGTGGTGGTATGTGTTCAATGATATCATAACCCACACCTCGTCCGAAGTTTACTGATTCTATATCAGGGATTTTGATAATTTCAACTCTTCCCTCACTAATTAAATCCAACAATTCAACAACTATATTTGAATGTACTTGTTCGGTAGTAAATGGATTTTTCTCGTCAGGTTGAACATCTCTAATACAAATCAAAACATTTTTACCCTCATTAAGTCTTTGGTCAATCAACCATCTGTGACCTTTGTGCCAAGGTTGCCATCTACCAATAAACATCGAATATTGTTTCCCCGTACTGTTCTTCAGTTTTGGGTCTCCTTCTACGTGAATCTTTTTCATTAAAAAATTAATTTTTCTCTTATTTCCTGAAGACTTTCGAATTCAGGTTTATTTGTTGTGTCGATATCTATGAAGTTCTCCAAAGGTGGTTCATAGTTTTGAACGTGATAATTTTCTCTACCTCTGACATCTTTCGTGTGAATATAAAGTTCAACTATACCGTCTCCCAACTTTTCTTTGAAAGATTCTCTTTGATCTCTATAAGGTGATACTAATGAAACTAAAACATTATTTCCTTTATTATGTAGGAAATGAGCTATGTTTTGAGCTAATTCAATGTTCTTTCTTCTGCCCGCTTCACTATAATCTTTGTTATCAAAGATTTCTCTGATATCATCACCGTCAACTAATATTGCACTTCCTTGTAATGCCGAAATCATCCAATTTGCCAATGTGGTTTTACCTGCACCTGGTTGACCTGTTAACCAATAAATCATTTTTCTAAGTTTTTTATTTTTCTATCCAAATAAAAGGCGGCCTTCTTGAGGTCTTCAATTTCTTTGGTTTTATCTTTCTTACCCGCTCTTGCAACATACTTAACCACGTTGAACAAATACGCGTCTTGATCCAATTCCCAAGCTTCACAAACCTTAATAACTTCATAAGGATTGTCCGCCCCTCCATAATGTTGAGGGCCGTTTACCATATCTTTTGATTCTGTCATTTTTTAAAATGAGGTTTTAGATGTGTCTTTTATTTCACTATGATTATAAGGATAAGTTCCTAATTGTTTCTTATAATATTCCATCTCAAGACTATCTTTTAAACGTTGAATTCTTTGAATTTCTTTTTTGTCCTCAACATCCCTATTAGGTGTTAATGAAATGTATATGAGTAAAATCATTATAGTGAAAAAGAATCCAATTTCTTTTATATTTTCTTTAATGTTCTTCATTTTTATTCCCCCATTTTTTCTCCATGTACTCGATGTATCGATCTGTTTTATTCCCATTGTATAGAAAATATACAAAGTAATAATCAATAATCCAGTCCAATTTTTTTAATAATCGTTTCATTTCCTCTCACTAAAAATTATTGAAAATATTTTTCAATTGCCTCCAATTTATCGTCAGCATCCACCAACATTTGTAACGCTTCTTCAGCATTTTTATAGAAGTCACCTGTTGAGTGATCTCCGATACCTACCGCATTATCACCTAATAATTCTAAAGTTAATAACGCTTTCGCTTTTTCAGCTTCAGCAGAAGCTTTAAGCATTTCTTTCAATTTTGATTTGATATTTCCCATTATTGTTTGTTTTTATGTTTTTCAGATCTTTCACCTTTTTTATACGCTTTCTTTTCAAGTTGTTCCTGACTTGTTTCTGAGTTAGTTACCACTTGATTTTCTTTTGGTCTTCTTGTGGCTTTTTTCCACTCTGTTTTGGAAACGTACTTCCAACTTGACCCTACCATGTTGATTGCGGTTTTGTCATCAACTCTTTTGATGTCACCGACTTGGACATCTTTGTTTGCTCTAATTGCTTGAATACACTTCATAGTTTACCTCCATGTTTTAATTTAATTTCCAATTGTCATATGGTATCATAGACTTTGGATGATAATGAAAAAAAGTTTCGTGAATAAAAGTATAGGGGTTTTCTTGTTTAGTATCAAGATACGCCCCCCAAAATGACAATGTTGAGTTTGATAAAATGTGTTTGTCACACTTTGCCATCATAAACATTGATATGTGTGGATCTTCATCAACAAATATGATATCACTCTTGGGAATATCTAACTGATCGAGTAAAGTATTTGACTTTTCCTGATTGTCAGTGAAAACCAATATCTTATGTCCCCATCTTTCTCTGTTCAAGGTTTCCAAATACCATTCCATCGGTGGTATAACAGGTTGAATAAAATCATTGTCATTACCCATCCTAAGATGAAGTGATATTGTTTTGTCTTGGAATAAATGAGAGTAATTGAAGTTAATATATTCCTTTATCCCCGAGTTCATTTCGAATTTCTCAAGGAGATATTCTCTGTTATGATGCCAGTATTGGTGGTTGAAGAAATACCCTTGAATTAGAAATGGTGTTTCGGTTATTGTTTCAATTGGAACGTACTCACCCCCTTGTCCTGTATCATATCCCCACGCTAAAGATTGATTGAAATCCCAAATGAATGCTGGTGGTCTTCCGTAGAACCACGGTAGTTTTGGGAATATATCTCCCATACTCACACCTCTATCTTTCATTTGATGTCCACCCCACGGATCGAAATGATGATTCCTTGTATGTGTTTGAGTTACCTTCGAGAACAAAGAATATTCTGACTGATGTGTTAACCAGTAACCCAAGACAGGATCAATATCTTTATCTCTAGCATACGAAAGAAGGGCAGCCATTTGAAACATTACATTTCCAAGACCACCCATTAAAACTACAGATCCTGTATTATTCGTTATTTGCGGTAACAACTCTTTCGATTCCATACTTATTGGCA